AACCGGCCTTTTTTTTTTCGGTTTCTAATCAAACCTTCCTTTTGCCAAGCCTCTTCAAAGACTTAGACGCGCATGTCGATTTTTCCGTCCAGATTGGAGGCGCGCGCCGGCGCGCGCCGCCTTGGCCCGCCCAATTGTCACCCTTCGCGCGAGGCCTGCATGACCGCCCAGATCATCCAGTTCCGTCCGCGGGCCAGATCCGTCATGGACGAAAACCCAATGGTCGCGGGCTACCTGGTCGGCCTGGCGATCTGTGGCCTGATGGCGGTCATGCTGATCGATAGTTTCGGCGGCGCGGGGGAGCGCTGATGTGCCGCTGCAAGCCGACCGGCATCACGTTCACCGAGTTCTGCCGGCCGGGAACTCCGCTTCCTCCCGCCCCACGCCTGCCATGATCGAAGCGGCGCATCGGCGTCTCCTCGCCAATCGCACCATCACCGCCGCGATCTGCGGCGACCCGCCGCCCGGCCACTCCGCGCTCGACAAGCGGATAGGTGCCTGATGCCTCGCAACTTCGGCCTGCCGCCCCGCGTCCCGCACCAAATGCCGCTTTGGCCCTTCGTTGCGCTAGTCTTGGCCGCTGCCGTCGTCATCGCCCTCGGGATCTTCGTGACCTGATGGCCTTCGAGACCTGCACCGACTGGTGGATGTCGACCAAATCGCCGGTGCGCATGTTCCGGCCGGCCTACCAGACGCCGGAGTTGGAAGCATACCTGCGGTCGGCGCCGGACGTCGACCCGGCCCTCCTCGCGCTCGATACCGGCGTCGGCCGCGGCCACATCGAGGCCTGCCAGCGCCGGCTCGGTTTGAGGAAGATCACGGGCGGCTATCGCAAGGGCAGGCCAAAAGTCTAATCGAGTGCGCGCAGCGGCGCGCCCTACCGCGCCCGGCGTAAGGGGCCGGAATCACCCGCAAGGGAAAAAGCTGCGCAATCACTGCGGTCGTTCCCTAACCCGGAGCGACCGCTTTCATTTTCAGTGGAGTAAACGATGTTCGTGTTCCAGGAATATGCAGGCATGTCGTACGAGATGGCCTCGCGCGAAGCCGAGAAGGTGATCAACCTTTATGGCTGGTATCAGGGTTTTGACCGCCTAGCGGAATTGCGCCGGATCATGATGATCACGGCTGCCTTTCCGGTCCAGCGGAATGCGGCCTGATCCATGTCCGAGCGCGTACAAGGCAAGGTTAAGTTCTTCGAAGATTCGAGAGGCTTCGGCTTCATCATCGCCGACTCCGGCTCCGAATACTTCGTCCACCGCACCGACCTTGAAGCCCCGGGCCGCTGCAATGAGGACGGCCGGCTGACGCTCGAGCCCGACGAGCGGGTCAGCTTCGAAGTCGTCGACAACCCGCGCAAGGCCGGCGGCAAGAAGGCCGCCCGGGTTCAGGTGGTGTGATGTCCCGCGCTCCCGCCGATATCGATCTGAAGCACTTCGAGACGATGTGCCAGTACCAATTCACCATCGAGGAGATGGCGGCGGCGCTGAAACTCTCGAAGCGCACGCTGATCCGGAAGATCAAGGTCGATCCCTGGAAAACCCTTTGGGAAGACGGTGCTGCTTCCGGCCGCTCGTTCTTGAAGCGTCGCGGTTTTGAATTTGCCTCACGCGAAGATGCAGTCGGCGAGCGCGCATGGGAGCATCTGACCAAGCATGTGCTGGGCTGGAGCGACAAGGCCGCCGTCGAGCTCACCGGCAAGAACGGCGGGCCGGTCCAGACCATCGACCTCAGCAAGTTGACGAATGATCAAATCGACCAGCTTGAAAGAATTGCTACCGCGCTTACCGCCGCCGGCGGACTTGCTGGTGGCAATCCGGCAGGAGCGAGCGAGGCGGGAAGCTAAAACCCAGGACGGCGGCTGGCAGGCCGAGAAGGCTCGCTGTGCCGCTGATATCCTGCATTGGTTTGATGCCTGGGTGTGGACCTACGATCCCCGCCTGATCGGCAAGCCCGGCGGCGCATTCCTGCAGTTCAAGCTGTGGCCGCGCCAGACCGAGATGGTGACCTGGCTGAAAGGCCGGATCGACAACAGCGCCGAAGGTTTGATCGAGAAAAGCCGCGACGTCGGGGCAACGTATATCTGCGCGGCGGTATCGCTTTGGTGCTGGCTGTATCAGCCCGGTTTCAAGGCAACGTTCGGATCGCGAAGCGTCGACCTCGTCGACAAGAAAGGCAACCCGGACAGCATCTTCGAAAAGCTGCGGATCATGCTGCATCGTCTGCCCGCCGAGCTGATGCCTGAAGGCTTTTACCGCAGTCAGCACGACAGCTACATGAGGATCGTCAACCCTGAAAACGGCGCGACGATCACCGGCGAAGGCGGCGAGAACATGGGCCGCGGCGGTCGATCGACCGTCTACTTCCCTCGACGAAGCTGCGCGCGTTGCCAGCGCCGACGAGGTCGAGAAGGCGCTGTCCGGCAACACCGAATGCGTGATCTGGGTTTCGTCCGTCAACGGCATGGGTAACCTGTTCGCCCGCAAGCGGCATTCGATCCTGAAACCAGAGCAAATCTTTCGCCTGCATTGGCGTGACGATCCGCGCAAAACCGAGGAATGGGCCGAGGCCAAGAAGGCCAGCTTTTCCGATCCGACGACATGGGCCAGCGAATTCGATATCGATTACACCGCGTCGGTCGAGGGCGTCTGCATTCCAGCGGCGTGGGTTGAGAGCGCCAAGCGTCTGCTGAAGCGTGATCTAACCGTCGTCCCTTCTGCGTATGCGATACTCGGCGGTGATGTCGGCGCCGGTAAAGCCAAGTCCGTCAGCATCGTCAAAGCCGGCCCGGTCGTCTATCCGCCGCTGTCGCGCGGCGAGCCGGACACGACCGATACCGCGATGTGGATGCTCGAGATCGCGCGAGATCGCGGCGTCAAGCGGCTGAACTTCGATGCACCTGGTGTCGGCGCCGGCGTATCTTCGACGCTGATGAAAAACAATAGGGTGGCCGGTCTTACGGTTGCGCCTATCAACACTGGCCTTCCGCCCTCCGAACGTCGCTGGCCTGATGGCCGCACATCCGAGGAGATGTTCGGAAACCAGAAGGCCGAGATCTGGTGGCTGTGCCGTACGGCGCTACAGCGTACGCATGAACACGTCCTGTTTCTCGACGGTAAGCCGAACGGAAAGAAACATTCGCCGACTGACCTTCTGGCGCTGCCAAGCGGCGACCCCGACAGTGATGCACTCTGCCTTCAGCTCTCGCTTGTGAAGTGGGAGCGAAACGAAAAAGGCAAGATCGTCATCGAGCAAAAGAATGCGCTGCGTCGGCGCGGTATCTCAAGCCCTGACCACGCCGATGCGCTGGTGCTCACCTTCGTCGAACCGCATCGGGTCCCCATGATCTTTTCAGAGGAGCTCCTAGCCCGCTCACGTCAACCCGGGCCCCGACGCCGGTGAAGAAGCAAAAAGTGCGGCAGATCGTCATGGAATTCATGACGGAGGTCGAAGCCCAGAAGCGTGCGGCCGTGAAGGAGCGGAAGCCGCGCACCGTGGTGCCGAAGCCGGAACAGGTCGTGGCGGCCGCGGACCGCGCCGAACGCAAGCCGATCAAGATTTCGCCAGAGGTTGTCGCGCTCGCCAAGCGCAAGGCTGACAGCTACACCCGCGTCAACCCATTCAAGCTGCCCGACTTCCCGATCCAGCTGATGGATCACGTCCCCGCCGATCGCCGTATGGCGATGGATGATGGCCTGACGGGCGTCTCGGCCTGGGCCGGTGGTGCCTGGAATAACTTCGGCGTAAGTGCCGCGTTCGAGGGCATCACGTTCCTCGGCTACCCCTATCTCGCCGAACTGGCGCAGCGCCCCGAATTCCGCGTCATCGTCGAGACCATCGCGACGGAGATGACGCGGAAGTGGATCAAGCTGCAGGCGAAGGGCGATGTCGACAAGACCAAGGAAATCGATGCACTCGGCGAGGAGCTGGAACGCCTCAAGGTCCGCGACGTCTTCTGCAAAGCCTGCGAGGTCGACGGCTACTTCGGCCGCGCGCATCTCTACATCGACACCGGCGACACCGACAATCCGAAGGAACTGCTGACGCCGATTGGCAACGGCGACAACAAGATCAGTGAACGAAAGATCGGCAAAGGCGATATCAAGCGCCTCGCCGTGATCGAACCGACGTGGACCTATCCGGCGTCGTACAATTCGAATAATCCGCTGAAGCCGGACTGGTACAATCCGCAGCGCTGGTTCGTGATGGCCAACGAGGTTCATCAGTCGCGCCTGCTGCGGTTTGTCAGCCGCGAAGTCCCGGACATGCTGAAACCGGCGTATTCGTTCGGCGGTCTGTCACTGACGCAGATGGCTAAGCCGTACGTCGACAACTGGCTGAACATTCGCCAGAGCGTCGCCGACATCATTCAGGCATTTTCGGTATTCGTGCTTGGAACCAATCTGGCTGAAACCTTGACACCCGGCGGCGAGCAGTTATTCGCGCGGGCCGATCTCTTCAACAACATCCGCGATAACCGCGGGCTGATGATGATCGATAAAGAAACCGAACAGTTTGCCAACGTCTCGGCTCCGCTTGGCACACTCGACAATCTGCAGGCCCAGGCTCAGGAGCACATGGCCGCGGTCAGCCGCATCCCTCTGGTCAAGCTACTCGGAATTTCGCCGCATGGTCTAAACGCCACCGCGGAACCGGAGCTTCGCGCATTCTACGACTCGATATTGGCGCAACAGGAAAAGTTCTTTACACCGAACCTGCGCCGCATCATTGCGTTTGCTCAGATCAATATCTGGGGCAAGGTCGATCCGGACATCACCTTCGCCTATGAGCCGCTTTGGTCACTCGACGAGAAGGCGGCGGCTGAGGTTCGCAAGATCGAGGCCGAGACCGGCCAAATCCATGTCGATACCGGTGTCATCTCGCCGGAGGAGGAGCGCAAGCGGGTCGCCGCTGATCCGGACACGCTTTATCCCGGGCTTGATCCTGACGATTTGCCTGACCTTCGCGAAGAGGAAGAAGAAGGCGGGATAGAGCCGGTCGGCGGCAGGCCTGATCCTGAAGCAGTCCCGGCCGGCAGCAAAGACGACGATCACGAAAGTGAGACCGAGTGAGCGACGTCAAACTGACCTATGAGACCTGTGTCTATCTGGAGCAGCTCGAAGCATTGATTGCCGACATCGAAGGTGCCGTCCAAAAGCACGTCGGCGATATCGGTGATACTCGCGTTCGCACCGCTCTGGCGGCCGCGGCGCTGGTGTCCGTTGCCCAGAACACGGACTGCCTGCAATTGTCGGAAAAGTTCCGGGTTAATGGCGTCTCCGGTCTGATGCGCGAGATCGTGATGAAGTGGAATTGAAACACTTCGGTGCTACAAAGCAGCATGATCGATTTCACGCTTGCTGAGTTGTTGACGGGGCTGGACATGAGTGACGAAGGACAGTGGTTTGGTATGCCTCTGCCGATATTCGTCAGAATTGATGGTCCACTCGAAACCGATGCCTCGTTTCGTGAGCGTATCCGCGAAATCGCAGTAACAAACCCACACCAAATAGCCACCGGCCGCGGTTACGTGCTTGATGCAATCGGCGCTCTTCATGGATTAGTTCGGGATGGCTATCGGATCGAGGAAACGGAAGTTCCGACCGAAGAATCCAAACGAGAAACTCCTTAGGCCTGTTCGACCAAATTTAGGTTTGCAGGCCGCGTACCGCCGCAAGCTTGACGCTCTCATCGAGGAGATGGCGGCCTCGGTGTCGTTCTGGATCGAGTCCGCATACCGCAACAACGAGCCGCTTGCCCAAGACGAACTCCCGGCATCGGCCCTCAAGGCCGCGATCCGCAAGCTGACCGCACGTTGGCAGCGCAAGTTCAGCGAAGCCGCTCCGAAGCTCGCCGACTACTTCGCGACCGCCGTCGAGAAGCGATCCTCTGCTGCGCTCAAGAATATTTTGAAGGAAGCTGGGTTCACCGTCGAATTCAAGATGACGGCGGCGCAGCGTGACATCGTCAACGCGACGATTAACCAGAATGTGCAGCTGATAAAATCCATCCCGGCGCAGTACCTGACGCAGGTGCAAGGTTCGGTGATGCGCTCGGTGCAGACTGGTCGTGATCTCGGCACGTTGTCGAAGGAATTGCAGGATCATTACGGTGTCACGAAGCGCCGGGCCGCGTTCATTGCGAGGTCGCAGAACAACCTCGCCACAAGTTCGATGGACCGCGCGCGGCGCCTCGAACTCGGTCTGGACGAAAGTCAGTGGATGCATTCCGGCGGGGGCAAACACCCCAGACCAACGCACGTTGCGATGAGCGGCAAGCGCTTCAAGACAGAGCAAGGCATGTGGGACTCGGCAGTGAAGCGCTACGTCTTTGCCGGCTGCGAGCCCGGGTGTCGTTGCGTGTCGCGGGCGGTCGTGAAGGGATTTTCGTGATGGGCGCGATCGGCAAGAAGCTGCGCTCGATGGTTGGCGATCAACGGCGCGGATATTTGCACTGGTGTCCGGGCTGCGACGAGCCACACGGCATCTTTACGGAGAACAAGAACGGGCCAGTGTGGACATTCAACGGTGATTTCGAACGGCCGACGTTCGGGCCGTCGATAAGGTGCTTCACAACCGAGACGATGGACGATGACGATAAGCCGTTGCCGGCACCGATCGAGCGCACGCTCTGCCATTACTTCATCAAGGCGGGCAAGATTGAGTTCTGCGGCGACAGTCCGCACAAGCTGGCAGGGCAAACCGTCGATCTGCCGGATTGGCCCTACGCGCCGGGCACATACGGCGGAATCGAAGACTAACCACCACCATCACAGGAACAGTCAGTCATGCGTTTTCAGTACCTCGCCCTCGCCGCCCTCCTCACCTCCCCCGCCTTCGCCCAAGCCCCAACCGACAAGGTGGCACTCTCCGTCACCCGCGCCGAGATGCAGATCATCGGCCAGGGCCTGATGGAGCTGCCGTACAAGACGGTCGCGCCGGTGCTCAACGACCTGCAGGCGCAGCTGAATGCGGCGGATCAGGCAGCGGCGAAGGCTGCGGCTGATGCGGCGAAGCCGGTGCCGTCCGAAGGCAACCCGGATAAAGGCGCGGGGCCGATGGTGCCCGCCGCAAAAGCCGAAGAGCCGGCGAAGTAGATGCC